TTTGCAATTTTGCGAGGACCGAGGCCGCGCTTGTTAAGACGGTAGATCGTTTTGAGCACCGCCTGCTCTTCTGGCACCTCTTCCAGATATTTGCGCGTCTTGCTGCCAGTCTTGTGCTCGACGTGGCGGTAGCCATACGGAGCCGAGCCACCAATGGCGTAGCCGCGAGATGCCCAGTCGAGTTTGCCAGCGGCAAAGCGATCCTTGATCGTCGCGTGCTCGATCTCAGCAACCGCTGACAACACCATCAGCATGATCTGGTTCGCCATGTGGTTCATATCAAATTTAGCATCCAAGCCCTTGGTGCGTGCGGCATCCGGGTAAACGATCGGCATCTCGCCAAACTGCTCACAGAAAAACAGGGTGATGCCAATCTCTTGCAACTTGGGAATCAAGGCAAGCAGGTCGGAGCTGGAGCGTGACAGTCGGTCGAGCCGGGTGCAAACCACCACATCGTGCTCGTCAATCACGTCAGTCATGTCTCGACTGGCAGGACGATCGAGCACCGCGTGAGTACCAGAGACGCCCTCGTCCGCGAAGAACTGATCAACCTCGCGGTTATATTTCTCGCGCACGAAATCGCTGATCTGCTGCATCTGCGTTTCGAGCGAGATGCCCGACTTGACCTGCTCATCTGTGGACACGCGCACGTAGCCATAGATGTTGTTGATCTGTCGTAACGGGTTGCCGCTCATTACTTGACCCTCCACATACGAATTGCGCTTCTGTCCTCGCTCATTCTTTGAGATATATTTATCCCTTGTTTTCTAGCCATTGCCTTAAAAACATTGCCCTCTTTCGAGTATCGCTGTCCTTTCCATATTGTGTCCACACCAAACTCGACGCTATCTCCAATCTCCATAACACTCAAAATGTCCTGAAACTCTTGGTTTCTTGGGCTGCGTGTGTGGCTTCGGCTTTCTGGAATCGGTATGCCTTTATCAATCTTCAACATCACTTCACTCCGCCTTTGTAGCCGTAATCGGCCATCTCTTCGTGCAGCCGCTGCCAGTTGATATCCAGCGGCATGTTGTCGGTGCTGCGGTCAGCGAACATCACCTGACCATCCTTAACCAGCTCCACGCCAAAAACTGCCTTGGGCATCCCATCGTACCGAATGTCGATGTCGTGCTTGAGACAGGTGCGGCGCACCCGGTTGTAGAAAATCTTCTTTTCCTGTGCAGTCATTACCCTGCCTCCCTCTGTAAAAATTCGTCGTAGATCTCTTTCACCGCATCGGTTGCGCCCAGCTCGCGAGCTTGTTGTGCAAGATATTGGCCCACCTCTGTGATCTTGAAAGCCTTATAAGTGAAGCTCCACAGCTCCTCTTCCGTCATCACCGCGCCACGCCGGAATAACTCAGGCAAAACCATTGCCTCGATGGGGGTCAGGTTGTGTTTGAGGGCAAACTTGTTCAGGTCGGCCATGAATGATTGCTCGTTAGAAGTTTTTTCGTCTTGGGTCATCACTATATCTCTCAACGGGAAAATCAAAGAATACCGCATCGCGTGTCGATGTGCAAGTGTTAATTCAACATGCACATAAATATGGAGATTTGCATATAGACACGGCGTGTGGTAAAATGTTTGCACGTCACCACAAAGGAGAACGTGATGAAGACCGAAATAAAAAAACCCACCAAGCGCAAAGTTCGCAACCGCGGCTTTACGCCCGTGCGCTACCACCATGACTCTGGCATACACTACGGGTGGATCTACAAATTCGGCACCAAATGGAACCACGCACGGTTCCCGAGTTTGGGCAACGTGCGAATTAGCAAAGCTGACATGCGTTTTGTGAGGGAGCTGTAAATGTATGAAGCAAAAGCAGCGAAGGGAGTGAGACATGGCTAACTGGTTAATGCACCTGTCTGTGGCAGACAGTGGCGCGGGAAAAACGATTGCAGTTCAGGCAGACTCGTTCGTTGATTTGCTCAGGCAATATACGCAAATTTTGCGTTCGATCTCTGAAGACGACGTTACCGGCGCAAGCTTGACACCCCCTGCTCCGCTGTTTGACCGGGGGATGGTTCGATTGAGGCTGGGCGATGACGACCATGAGGGGGGCGCTCAATGATGTTGTCAAAGCTGATAGAAATGCTACGAAAGCACGATTGGTATTATGAATACTCGGATGACCCCGGCGTGTGGCAGCGTGGGAGGAAACAACGCGCTGCGATCAACGCCGAGGCTAAGCGCCTTGGCAGGCCAGAGCTGGTCGAGCAAGCGTTCGAGGAATACAAGGCTGGTGATTTGGATTGGTGGCTGGCCGAGCTAGAAGAAATCCATGGATAAGTATTTTTCATCGCTCGACCAAGCGGCTATCCTCATGGTCCATGAAATTGACTCACCGAAGGCGCAGAAATTGTTTCGGCACGTTCTGCAACTAGAGCATGACGCTGGACCTGAATCCGACCACATCATCCGCACTTGGAAGCGAGAACGAGGGTTCGATGAAGAATCTAACGATCACGTTTGAGACTTATGTCCGCGACATCCATGACATGGATGAGCTGCATGACTTGATCCAAGATTTGATGGATCAATTCGTGTACGAAGACGACGAGGTTACGGTGAAGATTACTGCTGAAATTGCGGCCAACCTTACAGCGCCACATCCATAGCACTTTTGGCGGCTTCACGCTCCGCCTCGCCAAAGATATCTTCGTAAAGATACTTGCCGCCTTGATACAAAAGGCCCAAGGGCGTCACGTTATCTGGATCTTGAATCTGTTCTATAGTTTTTGTTAGCGGCGGCTGAACGGTCTCTACAATTGGCCTTGCCAGTTGCGCTATACCCTCTTGAGCCTCTCGGCTCATCTGCCTCCCCTCGGGTGTTGACGGCTCATAATCTAATGCTTCGGTCATTTTTTGCCTTACGTCCCTTACCTTTTCTCCCGCCAGCTTATTTATGATGTCTAATGTGTCGCGATCCGCCCCGGTCAGCCTAGCCGCCAATCTAAGCGGTAAATCTTTTGTGTACTGACCTAAGCCTGCCAAGCCTCCGACCACCGGAGAATACATGGCTGAAAGCGCATCAAGCCCTGACTCAACACCAGCAAGATTAGTTTTCATCTCTTTTACTTTGGCTTGAGTTTCCGGCGTCATTGTCGCTGCGCCAACACCTACGCCAGCCTCAACCTCTTGTGGGGCTATCAAACCAACTAGCGTAATGCCACCAGCCAAAGAAAAAGCTGTCCCGGCAAACTTTTTACGAGCAGAAAGTCTTTCCGCGCTATCGGTGTAATACTCAATTTTAATGCCAGCATCTTCAAACGCCTGTAAGACGTTCGCGGGGGTGTCTTTGGGCACAATGGCGCCTTCAAACTCTTCAAGATCGACTAATCTTTGTGGTTTCGCTTCGAAATATTGGGTCGGAGCAGTCCTGAAATAAGACTTGATGCCTTGTATTTCTTCGATCACAGAGTCAGGAACATTATCAAAACCGAAATTCTTTAAGACACTAGACAGGTTTCTTTTTTCTGACTCAATCAATAACTCAATTACCTCGTCAAGATATCGAAATCCTTCTCCGTCAAAACGATAAAATGGTTTCAACGACTCAGCCAAATTGGCTACCCTGTCATAAGATTTATCTTTGAACTCTTTAAACTTTTCCTCATCCACCAAACTAGGAGATTCTTCTTTAATTTTTTTAAGGCTTGTGAGGCGTTCGGTTAAACTGGCTCTCAATTTGCCGGGGCTAATAGTGAACATACCTTCTTCCTGCGCCGCGCCACGCCTTTTTTTCATAAACTTGACGACTTCCTCGCCAGTATAAGGTTTGAATATTCGCCCCTTTCCCGTGTAAAAATCTCTATTTACGGAGGCGTCAAAAAATTCTTCGGGTTCAAAAAATTCATTTAGTCGATCTTCGTCCCACATTCTTCTGGCGTCGCCATATTCGTCTACCATCTTTCGCACTTCGCTCCGGTCAATGGAGCCATAACGATTTTTGGGAATAGGTCGGGTATCGCCCTGATCTCGTAGGAACGCCACATCCGCAACAGGATCGTTTACAAAGAAATCTTTAACATCGCCAAATGAAGTTTCCGTGGCCGTTTTTTTCATTTCCATTTTTCCCAGCTCATACACAATGCTATCGACTCCGCCCTCATCAAACTCTTTGGCTATCGGTGTGTATTTTTTTTGGAAATCTCTATCAGCGTTTTTTTTGGCAATGCGAAAAGGTCGAGGCGCTCGCACAGTGTAAGCATCTGCGTTGAATACGACGTTTGCTTTGATTTTGCCGGGGTCAAATTTACTCGGAGATCCTACCAGCGTAATCTCTCCGAATGTTTCGAAAGGCAAGTCTTGCCGCGTGATGGCAAGCGAAGGCATCGGAAAACCGCCTAGTCTTTGCGCTTTTTCTATTGCTCCCGGCCCGGTATTCATCAAAAACTGAAGATCGTTGCCCCTTAGCGTTTCGTCGTCTACGGGAATCGAACCTATGCCTTTTTCAGCGTCGTCATTATTCGTTTGCGAATCTTTCTTTCCCAATGAAAGCCCTTTGCGTACACCACCACCAAGGACAAAATTTTGCACTGGCTCGAAAATATCAATGTGATCAATGTCTATAGCTCCGCCCTTGGCTTTGCTTATGTCGGCGGTATCGAAATCTTCAAACTCAGCATTCACTGAGCGGATGTTTTTGGGGTCGAAAGAAACAACTACGTCCGCTGGCCTGTAAAGTTGCTCTTTGGCATATAACCGTGCCTCTCGCATAACTTCAGATGGAACAGCGTTCAGCTTGTCATAATTTTCTTTGGTGTTTCCAGCCGGTAGAGAAACGTCGTAGCCCTTGTCTTTTAGGTATTGCCCGGCATACCGATACTCTCCCGCAGTGCCTATTCCAGCATCAACAACACCTTCGATAATTAACCCTTTGCGACCCTGAGCCTTTGCAATCCTAGAAAGCTCGTCTGTGCTTGTTGAATCGTCCTCCAGCTTAAAAACTTTACTGGCAGGTTTCGTGGTGCCGTCTGGAAACTCCACAACTAAACCATCAGTAGGGATATCACTCCACATTTGCCCTTTTTCTGCTGGCCTGACCGTCAAAAACTCTTTTTTGTTGATGTAAACGGGGTAAATTGAAGGTGCTCTTTCAGAATCAAGTTTTATTGCATAAGATCCGGCCACTTCTGGCGACGAAGACATGAAAACACCAGTATCAGCCGTTTTGGTCTGACCAGTTTCGCGGCTGGGCATACGGAACTCAGTGATGTCGGCATCTGTGCCATGGTAATACACCGTATCGGTGTCAAAACCCGCTTCTTTGGCTCGCAATAACCGTTGCGCTGCCCTTGGAGCTTTCAAAACGCTACCAGCCGCCATCCCAA